AAGTCTGGCCTGGGCACGATCAAGGCAGACGCTGAGGTATCCATCGTCCGCGCGAGCATCCGCATCCGGCGCCGCGCTGGCGTGGACGCCGGCATGCGTGTGCTGTTCGACGGCCAGATCTACGAGCTCAAGGCCGTGCTGCCTGGGCCAACCCGCGAGTACATCGACCTGGTGTGCGAGCTTGTGAAAGGACCGACCCAATGACCAAACCACGGACACCGCGCGCACCGCGGGCGCCGCGCGCTGCCCCGGCCGACGACGGCGGGCCGCGCACGGTGCTGACGACCAGGCCCGGCACCATCGGCCCCTACGGCTACATCGCCGGCCTGCTGATTGACGACGTGCCGGCCGATGTGGCTGCGGCAAACGCGGGCTGGATGGACGCGGACCCCGGGCGCGTGGCAGAGGCCCGCGCCGCGCGTGCCGACGCTGTGCCGTTCAAGGGCTGACGGCCATGGCCAGCCAGCGTGATTTGCGCAAGCAGGCCCTGCAGGGGAACAAGACTTTCGGCATGGCGGTGGACCTGGGCGCGCTGGACAGCCTGCTGGCGGACCTGGGCGAGGATGTGCATGAGGCTATTCGGCCAGTTGCCCAGGCGGGCGCTCAGGTGCTGTACGAGCGGGTCAAGATCAACGTGCGTGCGTTGGGGCGCTCCACGGGCAATCTGGACCGCTCGATCTACCAGGCCTTCAGCCCCGAGAAGTCGGCCGATGGCCAGCGCGCTGAGTACCACGTCAGCTGGAACCACCGCACTGCGCCCCATGGCCACCTGGTGGAATGGGGCTACCTGCAGCGCTACCGCTACTACCGGGGCAACGACGGACAGGTGCGGCCCATGGTCCGGCCTGGCATGGATGGCAAGAAGCCACCAGGCCGGCGCGCCAGCCAGGCGCAGAAGGATGCGTACTACGTGACCCTGCCGACGCCCGTTCAGGTTCCCGGCAAGGCCTTCGTGCGCAGCGCAGAGAGCTCTGTGCCTGAAGCGCAGAAGGCCGCCGAGGCCGAGCTGTGGCGCAGGCTGTTCGAGAAGGGTGCATACCATGGCGCTTGAGACCGACCTGATGGCCGAGCTGCTGGCCGAGTGCCCGCGCGTCGTAGTGGGCACCGCTCCCTACGGCACGGCCATGCCTTACGTGACCTGGCAGCACATCGGCGGCGACGTGCTGCGCTACACGGACAACGCGCCGGCCAACAAGCGCAAGCCGCTCATCCAGATCAACACCTGGGCCGCCGCGCCGCAGCAGGCCTTTGCGCTGATCCAGCGCATCGAGGAACGGCTCTGCGCAGCCGCCACCTTCACCGCCCGCCCTCACGGCGACCCGATTGGGGCCTATGACGATGCAGGAGTTGTCTCCGGCTACCTGCAGACCTTTTCCATTCTGGGCGCCAGATAGCCCGGCTGCGACCGTACAGGAGTGTCCATGGACAACAAGACAGTTGAATCGAACAAGCGCCTGGCTGAGAACCTGCGCACCCTGGCTGACAGGGTGGAGGCCCAGGACCAGCTCGTCTATTACTCGGCCAGCGCGGCGGTTCCAGATGCCGCTGCAGTGTTGCCGGGCGGGGAGCTCGTCTTTCAGCGCCCTCTCCCCTTGAATCTCGTCATCGTGATGGGAGACAAGGATTTCGTCTCCAGGGAAACCCAATGAGCACAGCAACTACGGAACTGCACCGCACGCTGATACGCCTCGCCAAGGGCGCCATCACAGCCTGGGAGAAGTGGCTCGAAAGCCGCGCCTCTCACTGAACGTTTTCTCCAACCTGCCTCGCAGGCCTGCCACTCCCGATAGGGACTCGCAGCCATGACGCCTCGCAGAAACCGGCCCCTCTGGGGCCTTTTTCTTTGAAAGGGCCACAACATGGCATCTCTCCCTACCGGCTCGCGCATCGCCGTGGCCACTTCCATCGGCGCCAAGGTGCCTATCACCGCGATCACCAACGCGACCGAGGCCGTCTGCACGGCAGCGGGCCATGGCCTGGCCGTCGGCAACATCGTGATCGTCCTGTCCGGCTGGGGGCGCCTGAACGGCCTGGTGTTCCGCGTGAAAGCCATCCCGACCCCGGACACGTTCACCCTGGAGGGCCGCAAGGCCAACACCAGCAACACCAACCTGTTCACCCCTGGCGGCGGCGCTGGCTCGTTCCAGAAGGCCCTGACATGGGTGGACGTGGTGCAGATCCTGTCCAACAACACCAGCGGCGGCGATCCCAAGAAGGTCACGTATCGCTACCTGGAGAGCGAGAACGAGCAGGAAATCAACGACGGTTTCAGTCCGGTCTCGCGTTCGCTGGAAATCGACGCCGACGCCATCGAGACCCCGGGCTACACGGCTCTGGAAGACCTGTCCGCCAGCGGCGCCGACACGATCCAGCGCCTGACGATGAAGAACGGCGCGACCAGCTACCTGGCCTGCACCGTGGCGCTCAACGACGAGGTGCTGATGCAGGACGGCCAGGTCAACCGCGTGAAGGCCGATTTCAGCGGCAAGGGCCGCTCCACCCGCTACGCCAGCTAAGGCGTCAACCCCATGCACCGGCCCGGCTGTTTCGTCTCTTTCAGCGGAGGCGGGCAGTCGGGCACGGGCTTTTTATTTCTCCATCCGCTGAAAGGATCTCTCCATGCCCGCTCAATCGAAGACCGCTGTTTCCAACGCCGCAGACCAAGCCGGCAAGCAGAAGCCTCCCGCATTCATCTTCGGTGCCCGTCCGGACACCATCACTGCCGACGTTTCTTTCGTGCGCGTGACCGGCGAAGTCCATGAGATGGTCTGCCAGTTCAAGTACCGCACGCGCCGTGAATTCGGCGAGCTGTGGGACAAGGTGTCCGACGCCAAGATCCCGCAACCCGCAAACGGCGAGAAATTCAGCTTCGCTGGCCTGGCCGACAGCGGCCTGGAATTCAGCGTCGAGCGCACCCTCCAGTACCTGGCTGGCTGGGATCTGGACATCGAACTCGACAAGGCCTCTCTGCTGCAGTTGTTCGATGAAGAGCCCAACGCCGCCGCCGCGTTCTGGGAAGCCTACCGTGGCGCCCTGGTGGACGGCCGCGTAAAAAACTCTTGAGCGCCACCGTCGCCTATTTCACCCCCGACCCTGAGGTCGCAGAAGGCTGCGAGCCAGAAGACTACTGGGAAGACCCAGTGGAGGCCTGGCCCGAGAACGCCGAGCCGCTGGCGCTGTTCGTCGGCCTGCAGACGCAATGGGCTTGGGTGGTTGGAATGGGCGGCGGCGGGCGCATCGGCCTGCGATACGAAGCGGTCTATCCGCTGCTTGACCGCGTTGCGCAGGGCGACCAGGAGCTGTGGGACGAACTGTTCGCAGACGTGCGGCGGATGGAGATGGCCGTTGTCAACATCCCGCAGAAAAGGTGATGCGGTAGCATGCCCTTCATTTTTTAAGCGGGGCTTGTATGAAAAAACTATTCTTAGTTGGGTCGCTTATTCCAGCGGCTTTCTACCTGTACGGCAGTTACCTTGTCCATCAGCATCGCAAGCCAGTTCTCGCGGAGTTGAAAGACCCAGATTCTGCGCAGTTTCGAAAGGAGCGCTTGGTCAGGAAGGGCGGATTCACTTTGGAGGGGACCATCCTCTGCGGAGAGGTGAACGCAAAAAATGAAATGGGTGGATTCGCGGGCTATAAGCCATTCGCATCTGCAGCCAACGGCAGGGCGGAAATAGGATCGGATGCCGTTGATAGAAAGTTCGTTGAACTCTACTGTGAGTAGGTTCGATATTCATTACTAGACCGGCATTGTTCGGTAGGAAAAGGGCTCGCTTTGGCGGGCCTTTTTGTTTGGGGGTCACATGGAAGAACAAAACCGCAAGATTGGCTTCGTGGTTTCTGCGGAAGACGACACCAAGACCACCTTTCAGAACATCAAGACCGGCGCGGCCGACATGGCTGCGTCTGTTGCCAAGTCCGGCGAGCAGGCGGCCAAGGGCGTGAAGGGGATCGGCGATGGCGCCGATGAAGCCGCCCAGAAGATGGGGCGCGCCGAGAGCGCCATGGCTCAGGCGCTGACCCGCGCCACTGAAAAAGCCCAGATTGCCGCCCAGGCCGGCGAAAGCCTGTCGCGTGCTTTCGAGCAGAAGATCGAGATGCGCGGTCTCGATGTGACCAAGTTGAACCCGCTGGTCGCCAAGCTGCGCGAGGCCGAGGAAGCGCTCGCCTCGTTCAAGGCCCAGCAGGCCAAGGACGCTGGTCAGAGCTCGTTCCTGGAGTCCCTGCGTTCGCAGACCCAGGCGCTTGGCAAAACCAAGGCCGAGCTGCTGGAGCTGCAAGCCGCGCAGCTGGGCGTTGCCAGCCAGGCGGCCCCGTACATCGCCAAGCTGCGCGAGACCGAGGCCGGCATGGGTCGAGTCGGAAACACGGCGGCCCAGACGGCACAAGCTATGCGCATGGTTCCGGCGCAGTTCACTGACATCGTTGTGTCGCTGCAAGCCGGTCAGGCGCCGCTGACGGTCCTCTTGCAACAGGGCGGCCAGTTGAAGGATATGTTCGGCGGTGCTGGCGCTGCTGCGCGCGGCATGGCTGGCTACGTGGTCGGCTTGGTGAATCCCTTCACCGTGGCTGCTGCTGCCGCCGCAACGCTCGGCGTCGCGTATTACCAAGGCAGCAAGGAGTCGGACAACTTCCGCCGCTCCCTTGTGCTGAGCGGCAACCAGGCCGGCACCACCGTCGATGAGCTGAATGCCATGGCTCGCGCCATCGCCAGCACATCGGGCACTCAGGGTGCTGCCGCTGCAGGCCTTGCCGATATGGCTCGCTACAGCAAGGTCGCATCCGACCAACTGAAGGACTTCACTGCCATCGCTCTGCAATGGGAGAAGACCACAGGCCAGGCCGTCAGCGAGACGGCCAAGCAGTTCGCGGACCTGGCCAAAGATCCGCTGCAGGCATCGCTCGCACTGAACGAGCAAATGAACTACCTGACGGCGAGCATCTACGACCAGATCAAGGCTCTGGAGAAGCAGGGCAAGACCGCCGAAGCTGCGGCCGTGGCTCAGAAGGCCTACGCAGACGCGATGAAGACCGGAGCAGACGAGCTGACCCAGAACCTGGGCTACATCGAGCGCGCGGTCCAGATAGTGACGGGCGGCGCGAAGAAGATGTGGGACGCCATCCTCGGCGTGGGGCGCCAGACCTCGCCCACGGACCAGGCGGCGAAGCACCTTGAAGCGCTGCAACAGGAGTTGAATACAAAGCTCGCGCAGGGGCCAAAGAACGAGCAGTCGCGTACGAGCTGGGACAAGGGAGTCGAAAACCTGAAGCGGCAGATCCAGCAGGCCACCGATTTTTTGGCGTTCGCTGGCGCTGCTGGCAAGTCCATTGCCGAGACTCAGGCCGCCAACAAGGAGTACGTCGATGCAATGGAGGACTTCGACAAGCTTGCAGGCCAGTTTGCGACCAAGGATGTCAAGCGCAAGCAAGAGTTGACCATCGCTCAGAACACCTACAACAAGTCGGTTGAAGAAACGAAGCGAGCCTATGCCAACACGCCGGAGCTGGCGTCGAAGCTTGCTGATCTGGAGACGCGCTACAAGAACGCCGTCGAGGGGATCAACAAGCGGTACACCGAGAAGGGCTCGGGCGGCATCAGCATCTCGGACAACCAGCTCGCGAACCTGGAAGGCCAGCTCGCCGCCGCCAAGCAGTACCGCGAACAGCTGCTCACGCTGGGCGTGGCCGCCGCTGACTTGAACGTCGGTGAGCGCGAGTCGCTCAAGCTGTCGGCCCAGATCGAGAAAGCGACCAACGCGAAGACCCGGGCCAAGCTGGAAGAAGCCAAGGCCCTGGCCGATGCCCTGGGCGTGCAGCTGCGCAGCAATGACGGCTTGGAGAAGTCGATGAAGGTCCAAGAAGCCCTCATTGCTGGCAACTTCAAGGCCGCTGATTCGATCACCGACCGTGCGCGCGAGCAGGAGGCTGCCAACGCCGTGTTTGGCAAGGGCCGCACCGAGATCGAGCGCATGACGCTGGCCACGCTGCAGCAGCAGATGGCAGAGGCCCAGGGCAGCGACAGCTTCGACCCGAAGTACATCGCAAGCCTGGAGGCCAAGATCGCCGCCCAGAAACGCTATACGGCGGCGCTCCAGCAGGCCGACTACAAGCAGATGGACGACCGTCTCACCAAGTCGCTTCAGACCTCGAAGGATGAGCTGGCGATCCAGAAGGAGGGTCTGTCGCTGCTGGGTGCCGATGAGGTGCAGCGCAAGAAGATCATCGCGCAGCGCCGCATCGAGTTGGAGCTCGCCAAGGAGCTTGCGGAGATCGACCGCACGATCTACAGCGACGACAAGGACGAGAACGACAAGAAGCGCGAGACGCTGCGCCAGAAGGCCCGCGAGAAGGCCGAGACCAATACTCAGACCTCGCTGCTGCGCATCCAGGAGGAGTACGTCAACAAGCAGGTTGAGCAGTACGACGAGATCTTCCGCAAGGGCTTCGCAGACATGCTCAACAACGGGCGCGACGGCTGGGATAGCTTCACGAAGAGCCTGACCACCACGTTCAAGACGACCGTGGCGGACCAAATCTACAAGATGTTCCTGCGCCCGTTCGTTGTGCAGGTGGTTGCCTCGCTGCTCGGCGTGCAGGGTGGTGGCGGCGCCGGGGCAAGTGGCCTTTCTGGTGTTGGTGGCGGTGGGTCCGGTGGATTTTCGATACCGGGCCTGCCCAGCATGGGCGGCAGCTATTTCAATGCAGGCATGGCTGGAGGCTGGGCCGGTTTTGAGGGCGGCATTTCAATGATGCAGGCCGGAGAGTGGGCTGCGGGCGGCATGCAAGCCCTGGGCGCCGCCGCGCCCTACATCGGCGCACTGCTTCAGATTGGGCAAGGCAAATACGGCTCGGGCGTCGGCATGGCCGCTGGCGCTTACATCGGCTCGATTGTTCCTGTGATCGGGACGGCGATTGGCGCACTCATCGGCGGCATTGTGGGTGGTCTGTTTGACGGCGGGGCGCGTGGCCCGAACCACTCCGGCGGCGTGGCGTCCACTGGGACGACCGACCGGGACCTGGCTGTCAAACAGGTGCTGGGTACTGATGCGTGGGGAAACACCCTCACCGACTTCACGGATCGTGGCAACAAGGACCTCGACAAGCAGCTCGACAAGACCGTCAAAGGGATGCTCGATCTGTACAAGTCGCTCGCAAAGATCGGCGGCGTCAAGGCGCGCGATATCGACATAGCGGCTGGCTTTTCGGTCAATCCGAAATACGGCGACGAAGGGGCCATGGGCTTCTTTCAGCTCCTGGACAAGCAGACCGGGGAGGTGCTCAAGAAGTACAAAAATCGTGATCTCGACAAAGACCCGCAGAAAGCGTGGGCGCAGTTTGTTGCAGACATGGGTGGCGAACTCGTCAACGAGATCAAGAAGGGCGACATACCCGGCTGGATGAAAGAGGAGCTGGATGCAATTGGCGAAAACGTCACCCTGGAAGGGCTCAATGCCGCGATTCAGAAGATCGCGATCATCGACGTGGCATTCAAGGGATGGGCTGATAGCGTCACTGGCTTTGCCAATCTGACTGCAAAAGCGCAAACAGAACTGCTCAAGTTCGCGGGCGGCATTGAAGCCTTGGCGAGCGGCGTGAATGCCTTCTACGCCGGCTTTTATTCGGAGCAAGAGCGGGCGCTGATCCTGCAGCGCCAGGTGCGAGACCAGCTCAAAAAGCTGGGCATCGACATCGATCCTGCTGGGGGCGAGGCAGCGAAGAAGGCTTTCAGGAAGCTCATCGAAGACGCTCTCGCATCCGGCAACAACGAGCTGGCGGCAAAGCTGCTGGCCCTGGCGCAGCTGTTCGGCGTGGCGGCCGATGCCGCGCAGAAGTCAGCGGACACGGCGGCCGAGGCGGCGAAGACTGCGGGAGATGAGGCAGCCAAGGCTGTCGAGGATGCGCGCAAGAAGGCCAAGGATGCCGCATACGCGAACTTCGAGGCAGCGATCCAGCGTGAGCAGAAGTACTGGCAGGACGTGGCCAGCGCATCGCAGGAGGCCATAAGCAGCCTGTCGAGCGCGCTGAGCACGCTGCGCAGCAATGCGCGCGACCTGTACGGCTCGCTGGATGCCACGCAGCAGATGCTGGCCGCCCAGGGGATGGTCTACATCGAGGACGCACTGTCGGGCGTGCGCGGCGGGCGAAAGCTCACCGACTACGCGGGCCTGACCGATGCTATCGGCGCGGCCCGTGGTGGCATCAACTCGGGGCGCTACGCGACCCAGTTTGAACGCGACCGCGATGCGTTGGTCCTAGCTGGCCAGCTCAGCGAATTGGCAGACAAGGGCGATGCGCAGCTGAGTGCAGAGGAGCGGCAGCTCAAGGCCTCGCAGGAGCAGCTTGAGCGCCTGGACAAGACGCTCACGTACTGGCGCGACCAGCTGGCCGACAACAAGGCGCAGATCGATGCGACGCTGAGCGTCGAGGATGCCGTCAAGGCCCTGCATGCGCTGATACCAGGCTCCAACATCAACGGCGGTGGAACGGGTCAAAAGCCCGGCTCCAGCGGCGGCGCTGTGTGGGGGCCAGGGGGAGGCGGAAGCACGGCCGCAGATCCGAAGTACGTGCGGCCACGCGCGGACGGCTCTGGCGGCACCTGGTACGAGGGCATCACGGACCCGGGCCGCGTTGCCGAGCTGGACAAGCTCGCGGGCGGCTATCACAAGTTCGACGGCACAGGTGACGCTGCCGGGCTCAACGCCTGGATTCGGGAGAACAACCTGAAGCCGCAGGACCTGGCGGACCTCTCCGGCCTCTATGCACGCGACTGGGACAACTGGTTCAAGGCCAACGGTATCCCCGCCTTCGCGGGTGGCGGCCTGTTTGGCGGAGGCCTGCGTCTGGTCGGCGAGCGCGGTCCAGAGCTGGAAGTGACGGGCCCGGCGCGCTACTGGTCCTCTGCACAGACGCAGGCGCTGCTCAGTGGCGCGGGCGGCAATTCGCGCCTGGAGTCGTTGGTCGAGCAACTGGTCGCCGAGAACCGGCTGATGCGCGGGCAGATCGCGGCGCTGGAGCGCAACACGGCTGGCATGCCGCAAATGGCCGAGCAGTTCGACACCGTGGCGGAGTCGGGCGTCCTGAGAGTGGGAACGGTATGAACATTCTTTTGCCGAAAGCGATCACGCCGGATTCGTTCGGCCCCGCCACGTCGATTCCCGAGCTGGATGCAGCCCGGGGCGAGGTGGCGTGGGTCGGCTCCGGCAACTACAAGGTGGGCGACCGCCGCGTGTATGAAAGGAAAATCTATCAATGCGTGAAAGATCACACGGGCACCGCGACAACGCCGGACAAGATGCCGGCCGAGTGGCTCTTCAAGGAGCCAACTAACCGCTGGTGCCCGTTCGATCAATACCTGTTCACGAAGGCCCGCGCTGTTCAGTCGCTGACGTACGAGCTCAAGGGCGTGTTTGCCGATGGCCTGGCTCTGTATGGGCTGGAGGGCGACTCGCTCAGCATCACCATCACGGCCGGTCCTGGCGGGGCAAACCTGATTCCGCCCATCAACGCGGACCTCTGGCAACAGGCATACGGCGAATGGGAATACCTCTTCGGCGATCTGCAGCGCGGCGATCACTACGTGCTCCGGGGCATCCCGCTGCACCCCGACCAGCGCATCAAGATCACCGTGCGCCGCACCGCGCCGACGGCCGAGGCTGCAGTCGGCTACATCAGCGTGGGCAACCACAAAACGCTATTGGCCCCCTCGGGCGGCTTCAGCGCGGTCGAGGATGGCGCCGAGGTCACGACAAAGGACTACGGCTACACCAAAGACAACGCGGACGGCACCTACGAAGACATCGAGGGCCGCAAGGCCAAGAACATCAGCCTGTCCGTCGTGGTCGCCGCTGACCAGGCACCGCTGATCGATTCGCTGTTGACGCAGATCGCCGGCAAGGTGGTGGCAGTCGAAGTCTCCAAGCTGGCCAAGTTCTCGCACCTCGCAACCGTGGGCAAGGTCACTGGCACCGTGCGCTCCTCGGGCGGCCCAACTGCCCGCGCAGAAATCCAAATCAAAGGCAACGTATGACCGATATCGTCACGATCCCGGACGTGCTGCCGATCTCGCCCTATCCGGCGCTCGGCAGCACCAATTTCAACAACGAGGCCTATGCATACGCCACGTCGGTCCCGCCCGCTGTCGCGCGCATGCGCGAGATCGCCGTCGCGTGCCGGACGTGTGCAATTGCGGCGCAGGAGTTCGCGGTGGCGGCTCAAGGCCATGCCAGCAATGCACTCACCTATGCCAACAATGCAGCCGGCAGTGCCAGCGGAGCGGCCACATCCGCTGGGAGCGCGCTCACATCTGCCAATAGTGCCGCGACCAGTGCCAGCGGCGCTGCAGCCAGCTATGCGGCAATGCAGAAGCTGTACCTGGGTGCCAAGACGGCAAACCCCACGACGGACAACCAGGGCAATGCGCTGCAGGTTGGCGCGTGGTACACATATATCGGCACGGACCCCGCATACAAAGGCGTGTGGCTCTGGTGGGATGGCACAGCCTGGAACCCGGGTATTGGGCCAGTGGCGGCCACGCTCATGCCAAAGACTGGAGGCGTCTTCTCGGGCCATGTGTCCGGGCCAAGCGGAGCGACCGGGGCGCAGCACCCGCAGGCTCAGGAGGTGATGCTGAAGGCTCCAGAGGCCTGGGGAAAAGACAAGCTGATGGGTGATTTGGGCGTCGGCTACGCGCTGATGACCACTTCGACGGGTCGAGGCGCGGATTGGCCTGTGGAGGGCTATGACGAGAACTTCCAAGCGTGGGATGTCACGACTACCGGCATCCCTTCCCGGATGGTTCAGGTTGCCACGCAGGTATTCACGACAAACGTGTATGCCCGCACTCAAGGAAGTACCTGGATGCGGTGCCGACATGACGCCACATGGGGGGCGTGGTCTCGCGTGATTACAGACACGACTGCGATGGGTAAGCAGATAACGGTCAATCAGCCTGCTGGGACGCCGACTTACACCGTGGACCCCGGTTTGGGTGGTGTGCATGTCGTAACGATTAACGCGACATGCCAATTCATATTGCCTATCGGTCGACAATATGGCGATGAGGTCACGCTGCACGTTATCAGCGCAGGCGCAATACGCGCAATTACGTTTTCCGCCAACGTTAGACTGCCAATTGACGGGACTGGTGCACTTTTGCCGTTTCCTCAGTATCCGGCGGGCGGGATGGTAAGCCTCATTTTTACCTGCAATCTCGTCAATCGCTGGGAATGCTTTTATGCGGGGGTGCATTGATGTTTGCACGAAGTATGTTGATGGCTAGCGGGCAGCGGCAGATAAACGTCATTATCTCGGCCAATGTCCGCAGCCCAAACATTTCCGCACTTGCTACCGCGCAGGGGTGGCGCGGCACTGAAAACATCACTCTTGTGATCAATGCCGGGGTGGATGTGGCCACGCTGCAGATATCGGGCATTCCAGACGACCGGCTGCACATCATAAACAACGGTCGTATCGGCGGGGTGCTGAATAGCGGCACTGGCTTGTACACCCGCATCCGAATCCTCGTCACAAATAACGGCACGATATTCGGCGGCGGGGGCGCGGGTGGTCGAGGCAGCTCCGCAGGCTATTCATACCCTGGGGGAACAAGCGATACAGCCCAGGGCGGAGTAGGTGGTAATGGCGCAGGATTTACTGCATCTGCAGCGGTATCAATGGTCGCCAGAGACACAAGCCCCGCCCCCACAAGCGGATCGTATGTCAGCTACTCCGGCGCGATTTTCCCTGGCGACACTCGCCCCTGGGCTCAGGGCGGCTTCGGCGGATCCGGTGGCGCTATTGGGGTTGCAGGAGCGAATGGCGAAAACGCATCCAGCGGAGGAACTGGTGCGACAGGCTCTGTCCCTGGGAGTCCGCCCGCTGCAGCTGGCTACTACCTCGACGGAAACGCATACGTCACATGGCTTGCAACCGGCACGCGCCTCGGCCGCGTTATTTGAGGATCAACATGTACATCAACACCGAAACCGGGCAATACCCGCTGAGCGTTGCTCAGATCCAGGAGCTGCACCCCATGACGATGATGGCCCAGCATCTGGAATGCTATGCCCCAGTGGAGCCCACCGACACGCCCGCATATGACGCGGACACGCAAAAGCCGATTGAGGTCGAGCCTGTGGAAATCGACGGCGTTTGGCGGCAGCAGTGGTCCGTCGTGCCGCTCACCGAAGATGAGCTGGCCGAGCTGCAGCGCCTACGCGATGAGGCTGCGGCCGCGCTGATCCCGAAGTCCTGCACGCGGCGCCAGGGGCAGCTTGCGCTCCTCGCTCATGGCGTGCTGGACGATGCAGAGGCGGCCATTGCAGCGATCACTGACCCCGTGCAAAAGCGCGAAGCCCAGATCGAGTACGAGGCGGACACATGGGAGCGTGCAAACCTGTTCCTGCAGCAACTGTGGGCGCAGCTTGGCGGCACGCCGCAGTCGCTCGATGAGGCCTTCGCACTCGCTGTGACTCTCTGATCAGCCCCACTCCACAACAGCCGCCTTCGGGCGGTTTTTTCATGCCCGGAGGAGGGCCGATGAATCAACTTGAACCAACAGCTGCAGCTGTGGCAATCGCGTCCGTGCTCTTCGGGCCTGCGATGGCGGGCTACATCGGGCCGTATGCGGTGATCCTCATTGCATCGACCGTGGGAGCCGCGTGGGCACTGGGCCGGCGCGATCCCAGCTCGCGGCTCGGCGCCGTGGGCTACTTCGCCCGGCTCAACGCCACGGCCTTGCTCATCACTGCCGGCCTGGCCACGCTTGCCGGGCGCTGGATGGGTATGGATGAGACCAACTGGATGTTGGCGCCCATTGCGCTCGTCGTGGGTGGCGTGGGCGACGACTGGCCGCGTTTGGGCCGTTGGGTCTTCGAGCGCGCCGGGCGCGTGCTGGAGCGCAAAGCGGGCGGTGGCGGGGAAGGGGGCACTCCATGACATGGCAATCCCATCAACTGCTTGCGATGCTCAACCTCGCGATTTGCACAGGCATCGGCTGGGCATGCATCTGCCGGCTCAACTCCCATGTGGCTCGGGCGCACAAGCTGGCCCGCGCCAGGTATGCACTGCTCCTGGCCGGCGCGCTGGCCTCGGGCATGCAGCCGGCCCTGTGGGGCACATGGACCACTGTGGGCGACACCATCTTCAGCGCCTGCGTGCTCGCGGGCCTGCTCATCAACGTGGCGCGCTGGCACGGCGCTGGCCACCCCATGCGACGGAGTGACGACCAATGACCTACTTCGATGACTGCTTCGAGAAGCTGATCGGCCACGAGGGCGGCTACGTCAGCAATCCCAAGGATCCGGGCGGCGAGACCAAGTTCGGGATCAGCAAGCGCGCATATCCAGGCCTGGACATCAAGGCGCTGACGCTGGCCGAGGCCAAGGCCATCTACCGGCGCGACTACTGGGATCGGGCGCGATGCGATGAACTGCCCCATGGCGTGGCCTTCGATGTGTTCGACGGTGCGGTGAACTCTGGCATTGGTCAGGCCATTCGCTGGCTGCAGCGCGCGGCCGGCGTAGCGGATGACGGCATCGTGGGGCCGCTGACCCTCGCGGCTGTGCGTCGCGCCGACCCGGAGGCTATCCAGGCGCGCTACAGCGGCCACCGGCTGGAATTCATGGCGCGCCTTTCGACATGGGACACGTTTGGGCGAGGCTGGGCACGACGCGTCGCAAGCAATTTGCAGGGGGTTGGATCATGAAATCGACGCTGATGAAGTGGGCCACGACGGCCCTTTTTGTTGCCTGGGAGGCTGGCTTGCGCGCCCGTGGCTGGGCTCGCAGGAAAGGCTGGTGGCCGCGATGATGAGCCCCACACAGATCATCCTGGCTGCGCTGGCGGCCGGCAACTTGCTTCTGGGCTGGGCCTGGCTGTCCGCCCGCGATGACGTGGCCACGGCTACCGCTGAACTGGTGAGCATGACGGGGCAGCGCGACGGCGCGCTCAAGGGCGCGCAGGCCTGCAGCGATGCCACCGAGGCCCTGGGCGCGACCGCCGCGCAGCGTGCTGCCGAAGCGGGGCCTGCCCGCGCCGTTGCCGCTGGCCAGGCTGCCGCGCTCAATGCCCGCGCCGACTACACCCTGGCCACGGCTCCTGCCGCCCCCGGCGATAGCTGCGCGAGCCTGCAGACCCTGGGCAGCGACTGGCTCAAGGGGAGGGCCAAGCCATGATGCGCGCCATCCTGCTGCTGGGCGCGCTGGTCCTGGCCGGCTGCGGCTCCGTGCCAAGGGTCGAAGTCCAGACAGTCAAGGTGCCCGTGCCCGTGGAGTGCCGCGAACCGATCCCCGACCGGCCCAGCATGCCCACGGAAGCCCTGGCAGACGACGCCGACCCCTTCGAGTTGCTGCGCGCTGCGCTGGCCGAGATCGACCGCCGCGAGGGCTACGAGGTGCGGCTGCTGGCCGCGCTTATAGCCTGCATGTGACCCCTGATGACGCGTGTAGTTTCAAAGCAGAAGTCAGACCAGTAAATGAACTGACGACTTCAGAGAATCTGACTTGCAACGGCTCTCTTAATTTATTTGGCTTTGCGTCGGAGTAACAGCGACAAAAAGGCGATTATCGAAGATAAGGCGAATAGTCCAAGTTCACCAATAGTTGGTACTGCAGTGATTGTTGGTTTAGGAGGAGCTATGTTTGTAAGGGATACATTGCCAGTCGCTGTTCCGCCTCGGCCATCAGAAATTTCATACTGAAATGAGATAGGATCTGTGGCATTGCCAGAGGGGGAGAAGGTGATTTCTCCTACTGCCGAGACTCCGATGCTTCCGCCTGTTATCAAAATGTTTGATGGAGTACCGCGAGTAATTGGATTTCCATTAATACTGATGATCTGCAAAGTATCCGAATCTGCGTCAGTATCGTTCGCCAAAATATTTAGTATGGTGGGCGAGTTAGGTATAGAGTATTTGTCCGGATTGGCGATCGGCGGATTGTTCTGGATTTTTGGATTGGTGTAAGTCTGGAAATTATAGAAACCGACAACTTCACCCACTGAATCAAGGCCCATCCAACGAATCTCTTTTATGAAGAGACCAGCCGCAATATCAGAAGGAGACAAAGTCACTCCGAATTTCTGAGGTGGGGCATCAAACACGTTCGTGGAGTCAGAAACTATTGTGCTCGTGCCGTCACTCGCAAAAATTTGGAGATTCGATCTCTCAAATACGTCGTTCCAATCGACAAAATCGAAGCTGAAAGCAGCAATCGCTGAGTTGGCTAGCTTGAAGGAGATGCCGTTATCTGAATTCACGGCGGCATATATTCCGGGAACTGCTGGTGCTCCGGAGTTCCAAAATAGACATTCTTCGGAAAAATTCGATGCACCCGACCCTGAGTTTAAGGTTTGGCAATATTTCGAAGGAGACCAAGGAGTGCCTGTATTGGGTCCGTAAGCCTCTACGGTAAAACCATTCCATTTATCCGGATTTCCCGCACTTCCTATCGGCTTCAGGTTGACAGAGGAACTGAAATCTTCATGAGTGGCAATTGTTCCAGAACCAATCGCAGACAAAAATCCGGGTTGATCGTCGATGAAGGTTGAAAACGTGGCCGCATGGCTACCCGCGATCCAAGAAAACATCACAAAGACGGCCGTGTTCCGTAGTGAAGATATTTCAAAACGCATATCAATCTTTCATAGATGGAATTTATGGAGGGACGGAGCTTGCCGGAAAATTATCTTCTTCTCAATAAGGGTAATTGTTAAATTTTGTTAAGCAGATTTCGGAGTGGCCTATCCCTTTTTCACTACTAGTTATCGATAAGTGAGAGGCCATAAGCAGGCTCGAACAATTCAGGAACGGTCAGTGAAAAAGCGTCGTGGTACGTGATATTAAGGGTTAATACCTATATTCAAATTCCTTGTAATTGTTGTGGTAAATAGATGCAACATGGATTTTTGTGTTAAATGCAGGTGAATGTGAGGTGACAGCTCTTGCAGTGCCGAAGTCGGATCTGCAACGCAGGATGACTTTTTAAAAAAATGTTAATTCTTGGCATGAAGTGTTACTTGTCGATAGCCGTAGGGCATGATGAGAATGACCTATCGATAACGCAAAATTGAGCATTTTGCTTAAGCAAAACAGGATGGGTTTGGTTCGAAGCGGATGCTTGTTTAGTAAGCTTGCGAATTCCGCTCTGTGAAAATCCTGAATAGCGATTCAAGAGGCTCTCGGCATGGGTAATAGATATAGCTCTCCCGATATTTCTGATATTGACGAAATCTATCCGCTGCAAGGACCTGCTCCTAAAAAGGGGTGGGGTGTATATATAGTGCCATTGGCATGCGGTCCATATATTAAAGCATGTGAATGCTTAGAAGTTGGGCAATGGGGGTTGATTCCAACGACGTCGCTAAGCAGGCGTCCTTTAAATTTGGATGGTTCCCCTATGTCAACGGAAAAAGCGTTCAGAGAAACGTTGAGCAATGATTACGTCTTTGGCCCGTCTTGGCATGCAGGCCGAAGGTGTCTTATCCCAGTGAGCAGCTGGATCGAGAATTACTCTGGTTTATCTGGTCGCAGTATTAATTGGATGTTCCGGCGTTCCGATGGAAAGCCTGCAATGTTGGCAGGGCTGTATAGTGAATGGATCGATCCGGTGAGCGGAGAGAAGGTGCCGAACTACACGGTGATCACACAAGATGCCGGAGCGCATCCAGTTCTCTCTCTCATGCACAGGCCTGGCAGAGAAAAGAGGTGTGTGGTAGTCCTGGAGCGCCAAGACTGGGATGCTTGGCTGCATTGCGCTCCGTCCCAAGCAGATTCATTGATTAAGTTGCCCATGATGGGGACGTTGAAGAGCGGGGCAGAAAACCCAGACGAAGAAGCTCTGTTGCCTCTTGAGCAGTTGCGCGCATTAAAGGCAGGTGGTTAATTTGGTGCTTGCTATCCAATCGCGTGGCAATTTATCAAGTTTTTTTCTCGTGCAGAAATCAGCTATAAATTGGGCTTGGTAATCTTGTTAAAAACGGTGAGAGCATGGAATTAAATATTTATGAGATTCTGCTATTCATTGCATTGCAATTAATTTGCTTCTCGTTTTTTATGATAATATTTTGGACGTATTGTATTGTTGTGAAATCAAAAATAAGAGAATCTTTTAATATCTTGGCTTTTATTTTTGGAGTTTTGGTATCTTTCGTCGCTGCAGATTTTCTCACGCCGTAGCAGATTTTTATTGGAATTGCCGTACCGCATCTTGTCAAGATTTGCTGCGCATATTTTTTGTTAAAAGACTGAGTGGGAAGATAAAGATCACTCCGCGTCCGGTATCAGGAGCTTATGCAAGGCCGTCAAGCCATAATCTACACGCTGCACATAGATATGCAGGTTTCTGGTTGCTATACGGACCGGATCTTGCATGGGAATGTCGAGCTCTTCGAGTTCCAGGCGGCCACGCTCTCCGGTGCAATCCGAGATGGTTGTTCCGTTGGCAACTTGCTGCGACTAGAGGGATTCCACATCTGGTACGGCCATGTGTCCATCGGCACCACGTCGCTCTATGCCATGCGCCACGACGCCGAGACGCTGGCGCAGCGGCTAGTGAGCCTGCATTCGCAGTTCGGCGGGTAG